GTGTCATCCAGTTTTCTATTCTTGTCAGGATTATATTATCAGGCAGTTTTTCTACTGCTCTTTTGATCTCCTGATAGAAGCCGTTTTCCTTCTTCGGCTGAGGCGGTGTCTTCGTGGTCAATAACTCCCTCAACTCTTTTTGGCTCATACGAATCTTTAATCTCCTTGAGAGCTTTTATTACTTCATCTTTAGACATACTATCAATTGTACCATGTCTAATCTCAGATTTATTAATATAAATATTACCTTGTGCTTGTCCTCTTCTATACTCAGCCTGAACAGCGGCTGAATAAGCACCATTCTCTAAAGCTCTATCTCTAATTGTCTGCAAATCTTTTAAATGTCGTTTGTAATTAACGCCATATTTTTCATCCAGTTCATCTCTATAGAGTTGTATTGCTCTAACGACATGAGGACAGATTTCAGGATTAGTCATTTCATAGGCTCTTGTATGAGCTGAAGAAGCTGGAAAACCAGCATTTATAGCAGCTTCTCTCATGGTTATCATACCATCGTTAGAGACAAGCTCCTTAACAAACTTCTCTTGTTTACGAGAGAGCTTGCTATGTATATCGACTTTTGGCCGACCTCTTCCTTTTTTCAAAGGTTTTAAAATACTCATATCTTATATATATAACAGAAATTATTTTTTTTCAAAAAACTTTTTAGGCTCTTATAAGGCCAAACTTGATTTAACAGTATAGTTACATGGTTACACTAGTTACACCTATTTTTTAATAAAATTATTTTTTTTATTTTTCTGTCTATATATAAAAGGCGATTACAAAAGTAACCGCCTTTTTATTATTTAGCATAAATGTATTTATCTCTTAACTCTTCATATGTTATTCCCTCGTTTTTATGAGGGACACATTTGCCTTCATATTTTTTGATAAATTTTTTAAGTTGCTTACGGTCTTTAGACCAATCGTTATAAGCCTCATCTTGTTTATCCAAGTCACTTAACATCTCTTCGACAATATATAATCGATACTTTGCTTCTGATAAAATATAACTATCAGGTAAAAGATCTTCAACCTGATCCCAAGTCATATCGTCAGATGAAATAAAGATATAATATAACTCATCGACTTTTTTTGCGTCTTTAACTATTTGTCTCATAATCTACTCCTTAATGTGTGATTAAATTTTTTGCTCTTACGATTTCAAACAGATATAAGATTTCTCTTATAATTTATTATACCATATTTAAAAATTTTTTTCAGATTTAATTTTATTCAGAAAAATCAATAAGTTAAAAACTAAAATTTTATGATTTTTATGATTTTGGCAATCGATTTCTGCCGATTCGCAACCTAATGATTCGTTTAATTTTTTGGAAATAAGTCTCTTTGCGAGGCGTGACTTGTGGACTTAGGATATGATGCTCCCAAACTCTCTTCATAGTCCCCCTCCTTTTCAAGCTGACTTCTACATGGTGGTATCCAAACCAAATCTGTTCCAAACGACCTTTCATCTTCTTCAAAGCCTTTCCAAACAAACCAAGCATAGCTCGTAGCTGTGGACGCCGTTGCCGATAACTTTCCTTTAAGGATTGGTACTCGCTCTGTAAACTGAGCCACAAAATCAGGATGTGTCTCTTTAAATAATCTTTCATATCTTCCTACACTTTCTAAAAACTGTGTTCTTGCAAAGATAGCAACACAGTATCTTGCTTGTTTTAATGCTTTTAATACAAATTCTTCAGCCAGGTTAAATGGCGGATTGGTTACAATATAATGATACTTCTGTTTTTCGTCTGTTTTAAGAAAATCTGCAATTCGATCTTGACCATAATCATCTATGTCAGCTGAAACAACTGTATCAAAATATTCTTTTAATACTTTTGTCATGTGACCAGCTCCGCAAGCTGGCTCTAAACAATTAATATGACCATATCGGCCAGTAAACTTATCAGGTATACGCCAATATTTTTTCAAAACTTTCTCAAACAAAGCTCTCGTTGCCCAAGGTGGGGTAGGAAAGTAATCTTTACTCTCTTTATCCTCGTGCCTTTGGCTCATGACAGCGTGTGTTTTATTTTGTGACATACCTTAAAATAAGATTTATCGCATACGTTGTCAAATAAAAAAGCTGCACAAAACGGAGGAGTCTTATGCAGCTTCTTTTCATCACACATTATATAGTTCTTTATTTTTAATTAAGGTCGTAAAATAAAGAATCTTGAAAAAGGTAGTTTTATTGTTTCTTTTTCAACACCAGTTATCGCATATGATCACATATGTGTCAATTTTTATTTACATAAAGATAAACTAACAGCGTAATAAATCCTATAATTGAGGCACACAATATAACAATACCGATCCATTCCCATATTTTTCTGATAAGTTCTTGGCGTTCATAAATGTCTTGTTGACGTTTTTTTCTGATCTCCCCTTCCATTTTAAGGATCTCATTCCATGAATTACTTCCATAGTGAAAATTTATAAACGTCTTAAGCTCTTGTCTTTGCTGTTCCAGTTTCTTTTTAGCTGTAAAAGCTTCGATGGCCGAGGCTTCTATTTCTTTGCCCTTGAATAATTTTTGTAGAGCTGAAGCATTCTTCGTGGTCTTCTCAGCGTTGTCCACATCACTCAGGGCTCCCATCCAGCGTGACAGGTCTTTTCCCATAGATTCTATATCTTTTCCGACTGCGAAACCATTTTTGATTGCGGTGAAAGCGGATTTAGCAACACTTAAAGCCGCGGTAATCGTTACAGGGTCCATTTGTAACCTTTCTGCGGTTGTTATGATTCGATTATAACTTTTTTTAATGTCAAGTCTATTAATTTATAAAAAGTTATTTATAGTTAAAGGTTTATGAATCAAGTTTTCAGAGGAGAGCCGTGTGTCATTTGCCATCAATGTGGTCGAAAAAAGTATTCAAGCGGTTGTACCTGTCACAAAATACAAAGGAAAGTAGCTCATGTCATTAGAACAAAAGGAAGAGGAAAAGATGAACATACCAAATCACACAAAATTACCAAACCGTAGGCCGTGTATCACAACTGATGTAGGAGAGGGCATTGCCATAACAGTCTCGTATCATCCTGACACAGAAGAACCAGTAGAGCTGTTTGTAACAAGCAGAGGCAAGAAAGCGTCAGACGGGCCTATGACAGACGCTTTATATAATTTGGGCGTTACGGCCTCTAAATTGATGCAGAAAGAAGGTTTTCATTCGGCTGATACAGCTGACTGACTTTTTCGCTTCATGTGAGCGTCAACCATCTCTTCAACTCTAGCCTGATCTTCTGATTTATACTGTGAGAAGATGTGTCTCAGCTGGCCGCCAATGGTACGTCCCTCTGTTTTTGCGATAACTTTTATCTTTTCATACACATCTTTTGGCACAAGAACGCTTTTCCACTTGTTTGTATCCATGTAAACCTCGTTTTTTCTAAGATATTATGCGATTTTACAAGATATTACAAGAAAAAGGTTGCAATTAACTATTTTATTTGGTAATTTTTAAGTCTCTCAATTTTTCTCCTTTTTAGTATTGAAATTTTTTGAGGGGTGTAAATGGTAAAAAGGCTCAAGATTTGCTCTGAGCCTTTTACTTTTGGAGGATAGTTATGCGATTTTACTCACATTCGCCCCATGAAGGTCCCACTTCCACATCGACCTTACTAGGGACATTTAATTTTACCGCGTCTTCCATGATAGATGCAACCTTTTTTGTCTCATCTGTTGAAGTAAATGATACGGCTATCTCGTCATGTATTTGAATTAGCGGAATAATTCCCTCAGAATAAATATTTACCATAGCTTGCTTTGTCATGTCAGCTGCGGACGCTTGGATCAGTCTGTTAAGAGCTTTATAGGTGTAAGCTCGCTTTAATCTTGTCGTTGGGCCATACTCATTGACGGCTTCTTTATAAGGCAGAGCCTTGTTCATAGCAAAGGTATCAGGCTCCCAAAGGTCAAATCTGCACTTACGACCGAGTATAGAGCGAATCGAACCTGAGCTAGTGCGATTGTTCAGCTTATTCATGACGCCGTTCATTAAAAATTTTAC